TTATGATTGGTTTGGCAACTCTGTTGCTGTAGATGGCAATTATGTAATTGTTGGTGCAAGATATGAGGATAATGCGACTACTACAGACTTAGGTGTAGCATATGTTTTCAATGCTACTACTGGAATGTTGATACATACCCTTAATCACCCCAATCCGTCAATTGGTGCTGGGTTGGAAGGTAATATGGGAACATCTGTAGCCATAAAGGGTAACTATGCCGTCGTCGGTGCATATAGTGATGATGCTAACGAACCTAATTCTGGTGCGGCATATGTGTTTGATGTGACGAGCGGAACGCTTGTATATACACTAACTCCGCCATCTGTCGGAAGTTACGGCGGTGGCGGTGCCGAGTTCGGTAGATCTATTGGAATATCAGATACATATATTATAGTAGGCGCATGGAAACAAAATGTAACTGCACCACACTACAGAGAAGGGTGTACTCACATATATAATCTCTCCAACGGATCATTAGTTCGCACTCTTCAGAATCCCAATGCCGATACTACTACAAGATTAGACGACAATTTTGGTTCGGCTGTTGCTATTGACGGAAACTATGCTGTAGTTAGCGCAGTTAACGAAGAAAATTCATTATATGGCAGCACAAAAACAGCAGCAGGTCAAGTGTATATTTTTGATGTAACGACCGGAACAAAACTACACAACCTAAGTCTAATAAACGATAGTAATACTATTCAAAATTATGCATATTTTGGCTGGTCTGTGTCAATCTCCGGCGACTACTGTATAGTGGGTGCATATAGATGGGCAGACGGTACGGGGGGCAATGGAGTAGGCAGAGCGTTTGTATTCAGTGCCAGTACTGGAACTTTGCAATATACTTTTACTAATCCAATAAACACAACTCCCGTCGGCAACTTCGGAAACTCAGTAGCAACAGATGGATCATATGCATTCATTGGCGCACCTTCACAGTTAGGCACCGGGAAAGTATATGTATATGATTTGTCTAATGGTCTATTGATTAAGACTATTGATAATGCAAATGCGTATGGTACAGGTACTGAAGATTATTTTGGATATTCAGTAGCAATATCAGGCAATTATGTTATTGTTAGTGCTTTAGGAGAAGATGATGCTAGTGGCACTCACTCGGGCAAGGCATACATCTTCCAAGCTGGTTAATTTAGAAAGAACAAATAATGACATTCCCAAGTAATCCCAACAATAACGATATTCACACAGCGTTTGGTCGTAGACTAAAATACAAGTCTGCCACAGGAGCATGGGAAGTTGTTTCATCCAATATTACTCCTACTGTTGTAGAAGCGGTACCGAAGACAGAGGCGGTTGCAGAAGCAGCTAGTTTGCCCATGGCGGGCAATGCAGTGGGATCAATGTCATATTCCCAGGACACCAATACATTGTATGTCTGGAACGGCACTGGATGGTTTAAGATTGCATTGGTTAATACCAATCCTACCATTACCGATGGAGGTCAAGCGACCTATGAACTAAACTCTGATGGTACTCCTACTGTTATCACACTAGTAGCAAACGATCCTGAAGGACTGCCATTGACTTGGAGTTATAGCGTAACTAGTGGCACATTAGAAGATACGACTGTTACCAATACTGGCGCTGAGTTTACTATTACCCCAGGCTCTACAGCAGCAACATTTGATCTGACGTTTACTGCATCCGATGGTGTTAATATTGATACATCAGTGAGTGCATTTACGTTGGCGTTTGCTCCAGATTGGACTGCGGCCACGCTATTACACACACTAGACAATCCAAATTCTTATGGCACTGCAACTGATGATAAATTTGGTTTCGCAGTAGCAATCTCTGGCGACTATGCAATTGTGGGTGCGTCTGGAGAAGATAATGGTTCTAATCATACCGGTATTGCATATATCTTTAATGTAACTACAGGTTCATTACTCCACACATTAAGTCAGCCATCACCCAGTATTGGTGATAGCTTTGGCTATTCGGTAGCAATATCAGGTAACTATGCAATTGTTGGAGCTCCATATTACTCTGCTCCTAATTACACAGGTATAGCATATATTTTTAATGTCACCACTGGAGTACTGGTTCACACATTATATAACCCTAATCCTTATGCTTACAGTCTTGCTGATCAGTTTGGTCATTCGGTAGCAATATCGGGCGAGCATGTTATTGTTGGTGCGCCTTACGAAGGTGATGAATCACCTGCTGATCGTTCAGGTAAAGCATATATTTTTAATGTCACCACTGGCGCACTAGTTCATACATTAGATAATCCTAATGCTTATGGTACAGGTACTGAAGATTATTTTGGTCAGTCAGTTGCAATAGACGGTAATTATGCTATCGTTGGCGCTTATTATGAAGATGATGGCGGAACTGGTCTAGGAGAGCAAGGCGGAACTGGTGCTAATTCAGGTAAAGCATACATATTCAACGTAACCACCGGCGCTTTAGTACATACACTAGATAATCCTAATGCTCATTACACAAGTGCTTTCGATTACTTTGGCTATTCGGTAGCAATATCAGGTAACTATGCAGCTGTTGGGGTTCCTAGTGAAGATAATAATGGTGGCAATGATTCAGGTGTAGTATATGTATTTAATGTAACTACTGGAGCGTTGGTTCATACTTTACTGAATCAAAATCTCGTAGGAACAGCGAGCGGAGATAATTTTGGCACCTCAATATCAATGGATAATTATGTTATATTCGTGGGCGCGCCAAACGAAGATATTGGTGGTTCTGGCGCCGGTGGAATATATATGTATGATGTTACCACTGGTGCTTTAATACTACCCTTGGCATTTTATAATAATGGTGCCCAGGCACAGGACCAGTTAGGCCAATCGGTTTCCGTAAGTGGTAGTTATGCTATCGCTGGCGCAAGTTACCAATACAGCAACGGCGGAAATGGCGGAGCATGTAAAATCTTCCAAGCTGGTTAATAAGAATAGAAAGACACATAAATGGCATTCCCAACATCACCATCTAACGGCGATCTCCACACAGAGTTCGGTCGTACATTCAAGTATTCATCTGCATCTAATTCTTGGTCTGCAGCAACACCTGATGCGCCTGTATCCAATATTCCCTCTTCCCAGGCATATGTAGATGAGGCCAGTCTTCCTTTGACGGATGTTGTTTCGGGATCAACTGCCTTTGTTGAGACCGGCAACAAGCTGTTTATATTTTCAGGTGAAGGCTGGTTTGAGATTGCGACAATCAATACAGCACCGACTATTACATCTGGTGCTGATGCGTCATACTCAAGCAGTACTGGGGGCGGTGCGATTACAGTCAGCATGACGGCAACAGATCCAGAAGGAACTCCTGTTATTTGGTCTCATACAGTCACAAGTGGAACAGTTGAAGACACTACCGTATCTAATGACGGCTCGGTATTTACTATTGTTCCAGGTGCGACACCAACAACGTTCAACATTGCGTTTACTGCTAGTGATGGGATTAATATTGATACCAGCAGTTCATTGTTTACAATCAGCATTCCGTTCAACTACGTAGGAACAACTTACGGGTTTTGGGCAGGAGGTTACTACCCCAGCGGCGCCAACACCAGCACCAATACAATTGATCGTATTCAATTTTCACCCCAGCTATCGACGGCGTCATATTCGACGCTCGGCCTAGGAGAGAGATCCGGGGCTAGTGGTAAATCTATGACACATGGATATATTTTAGGTGGCCGGGTGGTGGTTGATTATGTGCGGAAATATCCATATACATCAGATCAACCCGTTGGCACGATTGGGGGCCTAATCGCTATGACACGGAACGCGTCAGGTCATTCTACAGATGGATATATATATTCCGCCGGAAATATGTACCACGCCGCTGGATCGACCGCGCACTTAGAGATTAAAAAATTGGCGGCATCTGCTGATACTCCAGCATCAACGTTATCCAACCTAATGACACATAGCAAAAGTGACGGCACTGGACTTTCTAGTGCAACCCATGCTATAATGGGTCATGGTACTGATACCTACTACAATGATCGTACATTAATACTGGGGTGGTCTTTTGCTAGCGAAGTTCCTACAAACTTTAATCCGACTTTTGCTGCGCTCTGGAATAGCCCATACACCCCGCGCCCCACAGATTTTTCAACTACGGATTACGGGTATCAAGTATTCGGAAGCTCTAATATAGGCACTGGGCGCGCCAATAGACTTTCATTTTCATCAGGCGCTGGTGTTACTAACGTCGCAGATATTGGTACTAGATTTAAAAACCAAGGCCAAGAAGGATCTGCGGGCACTAATGATGAAGTTAATGGATACACTACTGGCGGCGAGGGGATAGGCGGGCTATACTATTTGCAATTTGCAAGTGATACTGCACAAACAGCAATAGGAGGATTAAGTTATAACCTAGGCCAGGGGCATTCATCGCAAATATAACATCGAAATAAACAAAGGCTCTTCGGAGCCTTTTTTAGTATTCTAAAACATATAAATAAGCCGTAGTACACACTAACTGAGGATTGCTATGGCAACAGTAAGCACCAGAGACCAATTAATTGATTATTGCAAGAGACGCCTAGGCGATCCTGTGATTGAGATTAACGTCGATGAAGATCAAGTTGAAGACCGCATAGATGAAGCACTGCAGCTTTACAGAGAGTATCACTCTGATGGTCAACAAAGAACATTTTTAAAACACCAGATTACCGCTGAGGATCTGACAAATAAGTACGTCACCATATCTAGTAGTGTGTTGTCGGTCAATCGTATGTTTCCTATGACTGGTAGCTCTACTGGTCGTGATATGTTTAGCGTTCAGTATCAAATGCATTTGAACGATCTGGCATTCATGGATTCCTTTATGGGGGACCTTGCTTATTTTAAGCAGATGAAACAATACTTGTCTTTACTAGACATGACATTGACCGGTACTCCTCAGATTGATTTTTCTCGTGTGTTAAACAGACTCTATATACAAGGTGATCTAGAGGACGGTACAATCAAATTAAACGATTATATCATAGTAGAAGCTGTGACCGCAATCTCTCCAACCGAGGCCGTTAAGATATATGACGACCGATGGATCAAGGAGTATGCTACTGCACTTATTAAGCTACAATGGGGTCAGAACCTAATCAAGTTTGATGGGGTTCAGTTGCCTGGAGGTGTCACCATTAACGCTAGACAAATTTACGAAGACGCGACAGCAGATATTGAAAAGTTAAGAGAAGAGTTACGCACAGAGCATGAAATGCCTATCGACTTCTATGTGGGATAATTAATGGCACGCAATATATATTTTTCAGAGAAGGTTCGATCAGAACAAACTCTATATGAGGACATCGTAGTCGAGGCGTTGAAAATATACGGCTACGACATGTACTACTTGCCTCGTGATATAGTGAAGCGGGATGACCTGTTGAATGAAGATCCGTCTTCACGTTTTAATTCGTCATACATGATTGAAATGTATGTTGATAATGTCGACGGATTTGATGGCCAGGGCGACTTGTTTCAGAAATTTGGAGTAGAGATTCGAGATGCTGTCACATTGACAATGTCTCGCCGCCGTTGGACTCAGGCTATCAAGCGGTATGACAATGAACTTACTACTGATAGACCGCTTGAAGGCGATTTGATATATGTTCCATTCTCACGCAAGCTATTTCAGATTATGAAAGTAGAGCACGAAGCTCCTTTCTATCAATTAACTAATCTGCCAACATATAAGCTTCAGTGTGAATTATTTGAATTCTCTGGTGACGACTTTGATACTGGTATCGAAGTTCTTGATCAAATCGAACGTTCGTATGCGTACAAATATATTCTTAATTTTACCAGCGGTGAGAACACCGCCGCTACGTTTGGTGTTGACAGAACGTTTGGTACGCGATTTACTATCACCAATCCGGGTAGTGGTTACACAAGTATACCCACAGTACAAATTACGCCACCCACAAGTTTACCTCAACAGGCGGTGGCAAAAGCATACTCTGATGGAAACTCAATAACGTCGGTTGAAGTTCTTGATAGTGGTATGTATTACTTACTAGCCCCCACTATTAGTAGACCCACACCTACTCCAGGACGTAGATTTAGATTTGGTGACAACTCGTTGTATCATGACAGTGCAAATGCAGTGTATATACTAGGCGATAACGTTGCTACAGACACCACTCTGAACAACCGGTTAGTTTATAGATTCTTCTACTGGGCAGAGTCTTCCGGTCAAGAGTACAATTCGTTGTTTAGCTCTAATAATATTCAGATATACCATCGTACATCTGATAACAAAGTTGTGTTTGAAGATAGCTCTGTTAGCTTTGCAAGTGAGGGCATAATTAGTGTATATGATTCTGCAGCTGATAGTGGAATGTGGAACTATGTTGAGCTTCACGTATTAAACCAACAAGCTAAGATCCACGTTAATACTGTTAATATGGATCCTGTTAATATATCTACACAGCCTCAGGATGCAGATCAGTTAGATCAGAGCATAGGTGCTGTTACAACAGCGAACCCAATCAATCCCTTGGCCACTGAAAGTTTCAAGGGATACCTTGATCAGTTTGTGTTTATTTCAACAACAGATTATGAGTTTAGAGATCCTCCTCCTCTTCCTGTTAATATTGAACAAGTTAACAGAGACGGAGATACTCTGATTCGAGGTCAAGTCATTCTTGATTTTAACAACCAAGTTCCTAGAGTTGATTTAGTAGATTTGGAATTTGGACGCATTAAATCTATTGGCGTGCTCAATGGAGGAACCAACATGACCGACTCGGTCTACGATTTGGTGATATCGCCTCCCGAAGGAACCGCAGAAGATTTTGTGGCTCGAGGTACCGCATTTTTAGTTGATGGTACTATACCTTTTATTAGAGTAGATTATCCTGGTGCTGGGTACTTGTCTCCTCCTTTGGTAAAAATGAAACCTCAAGGTGATGATGTGCTGTTTATACCCGGTGATAAAGTTTATCAGACTCTGCCTTCTGGAGTGATATTAGAAGCTGATGTTACTCAGTTCTCTGATTCTGATTATCGTTTACATGTTGTTAACGTGCAAACAAGTGATGGAATTTATCACGACTTCAGTACAGGAGTTAGGGTTAATCGAGATTCAGCAAATGGTCCCGGTGCATTTTTGATATCTATTGAAGAGGTACAACAGCTGTCTGAAATTGAGCAAAACGACACGTTTAGTACTGAGGTAGCAGAGTTCTTGGACTTTACAGAAACCAATCCATTTGGTGATCCGGAGTAAAATTAATGTTTGGTGGCCACTTTTATCACGAGCGAATTCGCAAAGCAGTAGCCATGTTTGGCTCACTGTTTAATAATATTACCGTTGTTCGTAAAGACGGGTCTGGAAAGACTCTCAATCAACAGAAGGTACCGCTATCATATTCACCTGCCGACAAATACCTACAACGTATTAGAGAGCAAGCGAGTTTAACCAATGATATGGTTGTGGCTGTAAAGCTGCCTAGAATGTCGTTTGAGATGACTTCTATGGCATATGACGGTACTCGTATGCTACCCAAGACTGGAAACATAACTGTTGCTGGTACTGATAATACTAAACGTAAAAAGATCTACAATACTGTTCCGTATAATATTTCATTTCAGCTCAACATATATGCAAGAGCTCAAGATGATTGTTTACAAGTGGTTGAACAGATTCTGCCATATTTTAGTCCTCAGTATACATTAACAATTAGGCCTATTGAAGAACTATCCACAGTGACTGAAGACGTTCCTGTTGTACTAACAGGGGTATCTTTTCAGGATGATTATGAAGGTACGTTAGAAGAGCGCCGAACAATTATTTACACACTTGATTTTGAAATGAAGTGTAACTTTCATTCTGACATTACAGAAGGATCTATTGTTCGCAAAGCTGTTAACAACCTGTACCAGCAGTCAGCTGGATTGTTAGGCGAAGACCTTGCGACATCAAGAGTCACTATGTTTCCCGATCCAACCAATGTGAGTCCAGACAGTGATTATGGGTTTACTAGTATTATTGAAAGATACGAAGAGTTATTTGCAAGAACGTATCAATTACAACTTAGTGGTGATCCAGCGGAGGCACAAGCTGTTGTAGGATCCACATTTGGTGTAGAATCAATATTGTTAACTGACTCTGGCGTGGGTTTTAGTTCAATACCTGACATTACTATATCAACGCCCCCGCCAGCTGAAGCGGCGTTGGCTTACACCGTCGTCGACCCAAGCACAAGAAAAATAACTGATATTGTAATGATTGATAGCGGAACTAATTATTTAACAACTCCTACAGTAGCCATCATTGGTCCTACCACTCCCGGGTTTGGTAGAGCTACAGCTACTCTATCTGGCGATAGGTTGGGACTAATTACGTTGACTAACCCAGGTAGTAACTATGATGGTAGAGATTCTGCTCCCTCTGTTACTATTGCAGCGCCTGATAGTGGTGATAGTGGCGCCACAGCAATTGCTATTTTGAATGGTCAATATATTTCCGATATTGTTATTACGGACTCGGGTCGCGGATACTTTAATCCCCCTCAGATTTCTATTCAAGCTCCACCTACTCCTATTACGGCAAGAGGCCGTGCTATTGTGGCTAACCAGCGCGTGTCATATATTGAAATAATTGACAGCGGATCTAATTATACATTTACACCCACAATATCAATTGCAACTCCTCCGGGAGCTACTAGAGCAACAGCTGTTGCTTCCCTGAACATAAATAACCAGATATCATCAATTACTGTCACTGATCCTGGCAGTAATTACCGCACTCAACCTACGGTGGCAATTTCAAATACAATTGCGTTGGAAAATGAGCAATATACGGTTGGTGAGAGTGTAGTGATTGAATTGAGTAATGGTATTATTGTTACAGCCGATGTTCAGGATTGGAATGATTCAAACAACCTGTTGACAATTGAGCGATTGGTGTCTAGTGATAATCAGTCACATGTATTAGAAATTGGTGCGCAAGTTACTGGTAGTACTTCAAACGCTAGATTGATTCTTTCTAATGTAATACAAGGTGATAAAGGATTTTAATAATGAGTGACTCAAATCGCAATGTAGATGATGATTATGAATTTTCTCGGTCGACTTATTATGAGTTAATTGAGAAAGGCAAAGAGAGTTTGAGTGATATGATGGCTGTGGCAGCTAGCACTGAGCATCCTCGCGCATATGAAGTGTTAGGGTCGCTTATAAAGCAGATTAGCGATGTTAATGACCGCTTGATGGACCTTAACAAGAAGCATAAAGATATCAAGAAGAAAGAAGATGATGTAAAGGCTCTTCCGGGAGGTAATGTGACAAATAACTTATTTGTAGGATCAACAACCGACCTACAACGGATGATCCTGGATCAGCAAAGTAAAAATACAACGATTGATGTAACACCCAATGAGTGATACCTACCTTGGCAACGCCAATGTAAAGCGTGATGGTATAGTACAAGATTTTACTCAGGACCAGCTCCAAGAGTATATTAAGTGTCTTTATGACCCCGCCTACTTTGCGCGCGCACACTGTAAAGTAATTTCTCTTGACAGAGGTCTCGTTCCGTTTAATCTTTATCCTTATCAGGAGAAGATGTTTGAGCACTTCAACACCAACCGATTCTCAATCGTTTTGGCTTGTCGTCAATCCGGTAAATCAATCTCGTCAGTAGCATACTTGCTTTGGTATGCTGTATTCCATCCCGAACAAACAATTGCTGTGATGGCTAACAAGGGCGCTACCGCTCGTGAGATGTTGGGTCGAGTTACTCTCATGCTAGAGAACTTACCATTCTGGATGCAGCCTGGGTGTAAAGCACTGAACAAAGGTTCAATTGAATTCGCCAACAACAGCCGCATTATTGCAGCTGCTACTTCTGGTTCTTCTATTCGAGGTATGTCAGTTAACTTGCTGTACCTCGATGAGTTTGCTTTTGTTGAGCGCGCAGCTGAGTTCTACACATCTACATATCCTGTTATCTCTTCTGGTAAGAGCACAAAGGTGATTATTACTTCTACAGCCAACGGCCTGGGAAATATGTTTCACAAGATATGGGAAGGTGCTGTTCAGAGTACCAATGAATTCAAACCGTTTCGGGTTGATTGGTTTGATGTCCCGGGACGAGACGAGGCATGGAAGAATCAAACAATTGCTAACACTAGTCAATTACAGTTCGACCAAGAATTTGGTAACACATTCTTTGGAACGGGCGACACACTAATTGATGCAAATACTCTGATGTCCCTACGTGCAGAGGCACCTATCCAATTGCTGGAAAGCAATACTATTAGAATTTACAAAGAACCTCAAAAAGATCATAACTACGTCATTACTGTCGACGTCAGCAAGGGTCGTGGGCAGGATTATTCTACGTTTAACGTAATTGATATTTCCAGGCGTCCTTTCGAACAAGTGGCTGTATATCGCAACAATACTATTTCTCCGCTTCTGTTCCCCAACATTATCTATAAGTTTGCAAATGTCTACAATGAAGCATATGTTGTAATTGAAGCCAATGATCAAGGAGGTGTTGTGTGCAACGGTCTATACCACGATCTTGAGTATGAAAATATGCACGTTGAAAGCGCCGTTAAAGCAAACTCACTTGGTGTGGAGATGAACAAGAAAATCAAGCGGATTGGTTGTTCTGGGTTCAAGGACCTATTAGAAAATAAAAGGCTTAAGATTGTTGATGAACAAACCATTGTAGAGATATCAACGTTTGAAGCTAGAGGACAATCATTCGAAGCGTCAGATGGCAACCACGATGATTTAGTAATGAATTTTGTGATGTTCGGATACTTTGCTATGTCCAACCACTTTTCTGATATGACAGACATTAACCTTAAAGAGTATATGTTTTCTCAAAAAATGAAAGAGATTGAAGAGGATGTACTTCCATTTGGGTTTATTGATGACGGCAGCGACTTTTTAATAGAACAAGAAACCCATAATCAATGGCTTGCATATAAACACGATAATAACGAATTTTAAGATCTTATAAATAATATCAATTGACAACACATCGTATTATGGTAAGAGCTTATCATTTAACTCATAAAGGAAGAGAGTCATGGCAATTTTTTCACCGTCAGAGTCTCCAGCAATTATAACCAAAGAAGTCGATCTTAGTGGTGTTGTACCCAATGTACAATCAACTACAGGAGCGATTGTTGGTAATTTCCGTTGGGGGCCAGTTAACCAAGTTACAAAAGTATCTACCGAAACAGAATTGGCAGCTGCATTTGGAACTCCCGATACATCAAACACAGGCGACTTTCACCAAGCAGCGTATTTTCTTCGCTACTCCGGTGATTTGCGTGTTATCCGCACAGTAACTGCAGTTGCAAAGAATGCTGCATTTGGTACGGATACAGGCGTTTCGTTTGTAGCACCAGCAGTACTTAACAACGATAGTTTTGATTCACAAAAAGGCACTATCGCAACATCAATGACATTCTTGGGCAAGTTCCCGGGAGTGTTGGGCAATTCTCTCAGGGTTGAGATCTGTCCTGCTGATGCAACGGCTTTTGCTGGATGGACATACAGCACATCATTTGATGCCGCACCAGGCACTTCAAGCTATGCTTCAGATCGCGGCGCATCGTTAGATGAGATCCACGTTGTCGTACTCGACGAGGATGGATTATTCACCGGTGTTAAAGATACCGTGTTAGAAGCGTTCCCGTTTGTATCACTCAACTCTGACAATAAAAATGCAGATGGTTCAACTAACTATGCGTTAGATGTAATTAATAGCGCTTCCAGATACATTAAGATGGCATCTTGGGCCGCGCCTCTCACAGCCGTTGGAAACTTGGCTGGTTCTGCTACTACGGCGGGCGCGCAAACTGATCTTACTGCAGTTCAAGAGTACTCACTCTCTGCTGGTGTAGATTCTGCTTTGCTCACCACATCGCAGTATGCAACCGGCTTCAGCTTGGTTGAAGACGTCGATACTGTTCAAGTTGATTTCTTGATTGCTCCTGGACTACCCTCCGGCACTGAACAAACCACTGTTGTAAACAACATGGTCACCATTGCGCAGCAGAAAAGAAAAGATTGTATTGTTGTAGCCTCACCACCCAGCAGTGATGTAATTAACGCTGCAGATCCTGTTACAGACACAGTTGCTGGTATTGCTAATTATAATCGTTCTTCATACCTCGTAGTTGATAATAACTACTTGAAGGTGTACGACAAGTATAACGATCAGTATATTAATATCCCCGCAGCATCTTCAACAGCTGGTATTATGGCCGCTTCAGACAACAACACTGCCCCATGGTTCTCGCCAGCTGGACAGCGTCGTGGTAACTACTTGGGTATTACTGGTTTAGCATACACACCCACTAAAGCACAGCGTGACACGCTGTATAAGGCTGGTATCAACCCTATTGCCAACTTGCCCGGTCAAGGCATCTTGTTGTTTGGTGACAAGACCCATCTGGCTCGCCCATCAGCATTTGATCGTATCAACGTACGACGTTTGTTCTTGGTAGTTGAAAGAGCTGTTGCCCTTGCGGCCCGCAACGTAATGTTTGAATTCAACGACGAGTTTACTCGTGCTGAGTTTGTTAACATTGTTGAGCCGTTCCTAAGAGAAATCAAAGGCCGCCGTGGTATTACAGACTTCCGTGTTGTTTGTGACGACTCAAACAACACTGCAGCCGTTGTAGATCGCAACGAATTTATTGCTAACATTTTCATCAAGCCAGCCCGTTCTATTAACTTTGTAACATTGAATTTTGTTGCAGTTAGAACTGGGGTTGACTTTGAAGAAGTTGTTGGTACTGTTTAACTAGCGTCAGAGGAGAAATAAAATGGCTATTTTAGGCGTTGATGATTTTAAAGCCAAGCTGAGAGGTGGTGGCGCTAGACCGAATTTATTCAAAGCGACAATCAACTTTCCGGCTTATGCTGGTGGCGATGTTGAAATAACATCATTTATGTGTAAGGCTGCGCAATTGCCAGCATCCATTATTGAAACTATTGCTGTTCCATTCCGTGGGCGTTCAATGCAAATTGCTGGGGATAGACCTGCTTTCGAGCCATGGTCAGTCACCATCATTAACGACACAGACTTTGCTGTGCGGGATGCAATGGAGCGATGGATGAATGGCATTAACGGCCATTCATCAAATACCGGTTTGGTTAACCCAACAGACTATCAAGCTGATATGTTTGTTGAACAATTGGACCGGGATGGTGAGGCAATCAAGCGTTATACATTTAGAGGGGCTTTCCCCACTAATGTTGGTGCAATTGATCTGAGCTATGATACGACAGGTGCTATCGAAGAATTCACTGTTGAATTCCAAGTTCAGTACTGGGAGTCAAATACTACTTCTTAAAGTAGTACTACATAGATGGGTAAGGGGGCGATCGCCCCTTTACTCGCCTCGTAAACTTAGTAGGACATAAAATGGCAGATGATAGCATTTTTAAATTATTTGGATTTGAGTTAAAAAGAGCTCGAGGGAACTCGTCCGCTCAAAAGCAATTGCCATCAGTAGTGCCTCCCATCGATGATGATGGAGCAGGATATGTGACCGCATCTGGTACTCACTTTGGCCAGGTGTTGAACATGGATGATGAGGGGTCTAAGGACAACCATCAGCTAATTCAAAAATACAGAGGTGTTGCAATTCAACCCGAAGTAGATATGGCAATTGAAGAAATTGTCAATGAAAGTATTTCAGTATCTGATGATGAAAGATCAGCTACTATTAATTTGGATGAAGTTGAAACCACCGACAGCATCAAGAAACAAATTCAAGAAGAGTTTGAAAACGTATATGATATGCTCAACTTCCAAGAGAGCGGCCATGATATTTTCCGCAGGTGGTATATTGACGGTAGAATCTTCCACCATTTAGTTGTAAATGAATCTAATTTAAAGGCAGGTATTCAAGAGGTTCGTCCCATTGATGCAGCAAAGATTCGTAAGATTAAGCAAATTACAAAGAAGAAAGATCCAATTACCAACGCTGCTATTGTTGAAAAGGTAGATGAATTCTACATTTATCAAGACAAGCCAGGACAGGCAAATTCCGGTGTCAAGATGTCAACTGATTCAATCAGCTATGTGACGTCGGGGTTGTTGGACGAGACTCGCAAGAAAGTTGTTTCATATCTCCATAAAGCACTAAAAACTATTAACCAGCTTCGCATGCTGGAAGATTCTTTAGTTATATATCGGTTATCACGCGCACCCGAGCGCCGCATCTTCTACATTGATGTGGGCAACTTGCCTAAGGGTAAGGCTGAAGAGTACATGAAGAATATCATGACTAAGTACCGCAATAAGTTGGTATATGACGCGTCTACGGGTGAGATGAAAGATGATCGTAAGCATATGTCTATGCTTGAGGACTTTTGGTTGCCACGTCGCGAAGGTGGCCGCGGTACAGAGATTTCAACATTGCCTGGTGGCGAAAACCTGGGTCAGATCGACGACATTGTTTACTTTCAGAAGAAGCTATATAAAGCGCTCAACGTTCCTACAAGTAGATTGGAACAAGAAACTCAGTTTAGCTTAGGTAGATCTACAGAGATCTCTCGCGATGAGGTAAAGTTTCAGCGGTTTGTTGATCGGTTACGCCGACGGTTCTCTCACCTATTCTTAGGTATCCTTAAAAAGCAGTTGATGCTCAAAGGTATTATTACAGGTGAGGATTGGGACGCTTGGAAGAGTGATATCAACATTGATTATATTACGGACAATCACTTTACTGAGCTAAAAGAAACAGAAATTCTGAGAGAGCGTTTACAAACGTTAGATCAGGCCCAGCAATATATTGGAGATCTACTTTCAAAGAACTGGGTATATAAGAACATTCTACAGATGGATGATAAGGAAATTGAAGAGATTCAAAAGGAAATAGAAGCCGACGGTCCTATGGACGACGAAGAAGGCAATAGTTCTCCTAATGTATCTCCGACTAATAATGCAACCCCTAACGATGGAGCTTAATATGAGTACAGTAGAAGATTTAATTAGTCAAGTCCAAGCCCAAGATTTTTCAAAAGCCGGACCCACATTTAATGAATTGCTTGGCAATAAACTTGCCGATGCAATGGAAGCTGAGAAGATTCGAATCTCTAACCAGGTGTACAACGCTGCGCCTGAAGACGAAGAGGAAGCTGAGACTGATACTGAGGTAGAAGACGATGCCGAAGATGAATCAGAAGAAGAAGAAAGTAGTTAACTCTAAAATTATATTCTTATAAATAATTACTGCATTCTTCTAAAACGGAGAATTAAGT